GTTTCACTCCAACCATTTCTACCGCTCATACCACCAAGAGTGTAGGAATAGGCACCAGCAAAAGTGGTTTCTATTTGTGTGTCTGGGGGAGCATCAAAAATGATTGGGCGGTAGGCATAAAGACCTAATTGAGTTGTTCCAAAATAAACAACATCTCCAAGTGTAGGAGAGTTAAGTTCTGCCCAATAGAAAGGGTCGTCTATTTCTGGGTTTATTGGAAATACTTTTGTATGTGTTTGTTGTGTTAAGTCCCTATCGTAGAAACCAAATTGCTGTTCCATAGGGATAAAATCTTCTACTTCACTTGTCTTTCCACCTATGACTTGTTCATAATGTCTATTGGTGTCTATGTCGTAAATAGAAACTACATACTGAAATGTTTGTTCTGGGATTACAACAAAGTCCTGTGTAGAGAAAATGTTTCCTTCTCCCACATTTGTTTCACCATCGCTTCCGTCTCTATTTAGAACTGAAATTTGTGCTATGAATAGAGAAAGTATTTGTCTATTTCCAAACGATGTTGTGAAAGAACAAGAACCAAGTTGTTTGTAATAACCTATGTTTTCATTATTTTGGAAAACATTTTTGCTGATAAGATTGTATGAGGTATTATGGGCATAAACACGACCAAACCCTTCTCTTACCTTCCAAGTTTCAGGTGGTAGAGAGTAGCAATTCTTAACATAAGAACCTCTTTCTGGTTCTTCATAAACAACACCAACGGGCATAATGTCTGCTTGTTCTGTATTCGCCATTTATTCATCCTCTTAATAGTAATAAACATCGTGGTCTTCCACCAGAACTCTATTATTTGCCCGCATTTGGCGACCAAACTGGATGTATTCCATAAACTCTGCTTTTCTTTGAGCGAGTTGTGTTTCTGCTGCTTGTGATAATGCCCCATCTCTAACGGCATAGTTTCTGTAAGCAATCAAAGCAATAAGGTCGTGATAGTTTATTGCTGTTGTATCTGGTGGAGTTGTTGCTGAAAGATTAGACCATAATGCGGGGTCTTGTTGCTTAACACCAAGAATGGTGTAATTTCCCGCCATTCCTTCTCCAAAGAACATTATGTTTCCTTGTAGGTAATAAGTTGGTGCGGCAAGTAAGTCAGGCACATAAAGGTCGTTGTAAGACCCTGCTGCTCGTAGTATTTGAGTAAGTGTTGATAAGTCGCCAAGAGTAGAAGTTTGGACTACATCTGTTATGCGAAGCATTACTCTACCAGAAGCATAAGCAAGGTTTCCTAAAATGCTATTTGTTCCGCCTGCTACTATTGGACTTTGTGTTAGGTCTATTTGTGTTTGATTACCCAAAGGAACATCAGCAAGTTTTTCGGCAAATGTTTTAGGGTCTATTTCAGTTGCTATTTCTCTGAACTGGTCATAAGCAATTTGTAAATACAACTTAACATCGTCGTCAGTTAAGAAGGTCTTATTTGGTTCATCTACAAATTGTCTAAATAATCTTGCTATTTGCTGAATAGTCATTTATTACCCTCCAACTCCACCCATACGAGGATTTACTCCTGCTCTTCCATAGTTGCTTATTCCATCTGCCCCTGCTACTTCTGGTTTTGGTAGAGTTGCTTTTACAAGGTCGCTTAATGCTCTATCTTCTTGTGAAGCAACTTCTTGCTTACCAAAGTTTAGAATGCTTTGTAGTTGGGCATCTGGTGAATTCATACCAGCAAGAACATCGTTGTATTGTCCTCTACCTTCTACCTCTTTGGGGAAAATCTTATTTCTTTGTAGTTTAGCAAGTGCCTCTGGTGGTTGCCCGAAGGTCGCCATAGAGTTAAATACATCCGTAATGTAGTCCTGTGTAGGCATAGGTAATGTTAGGAACTCATCGCTCTTAATGTATTCTTGGAATACCTTGCTGAATGTTTCAGTATCGTCTGTGTTAAAGATTTCTACTTGTGCTCCTTGCTTAATTGCATCAATAAGTTTCTTTGCTTCGCTTGTTGATGCCATTTTATCAATCATACTGCTCATACCACCAGTTCTAAATGAAAGTTCTTTTAGAGCGGTTGGTGGGTCAATTAGACCAAGTTGTAGCATTTCTAATACTTTGGCATCTCTGTCTGGTAGTTCGCTACGGAATAGAGAGTTTGCCTCAATAAAGACCTCTGGGAAATCAACTATGTCTTCGTCTTTAATTTCACGGAATACAGCACCACCAGAGTTGTCTAACATTCTCATAAATGTAGGTTCTGTGTAGTATGTTTTCATAAATACCAAAACACATTCCGCCATTTTCTTTACTGCTTGTTCTATGCTTTGTTGAGTTAGTTGTAGTTGTGAAGCATCGCCTTGTTGTAGTGCCTCAATACCTTTACCAGAGACAATACCTACTGCTCTCTTACCCACAGAAACAGAGTGAATGCCTGAAACATCCATCATTTCTGCCTGAACTCTTTGTATGTTGTCCAATACATAAGCAGGGATAGGTTCTCCTGCTACTTGTTCTGGTTTTCCACCAGCAGGGTTGTAATAAACCTTTTCGCCTGCGGCATTAGTTATTGCTTGTGCTGAAACACCAGCGGTCTTTGGAATTAACCACTTTGGGTTAGACATAAGTTCGACATTATCAAGTATTTGATTACGGAACTTGTTGTAGGAGTTTTGTAAATCAACGAGAGGTTGTATTAGACCAACACCCCATAAGCGGTTTGGAATTTCTGTGTAGCGAATGTGCTGAACAGGGAAACAACCTTCTGGGTATTCACCTTTAAATAAGTAAAAGTTGTTGGTCATTATCGCATAGCGACCATCTTTCCAGTATGCTTCATAGACCTCACATCTATTTGGAGGAACTGAATAAGAAGCGGTTTCACCTTCTTTGGTTGTGGTGTAGTCGCCTGTTGTAGTAGAGAGTTCTTGGATTTCTTTTTTCTTATCTGGGTATTGAGCAATAAGAGTTGATTTCTTTACGAAAGAACGAATAACAACCCAGTCGCTTTCTTCCAAACTTGTAGCACCTTTCTCAAAGAAAAGGTCATAAGGAGAGATTGCTTTTGAGCAAACCTTCTTTTTGTCTGGGTCATAATAAGTTTGTATTCCACAATTACCAGTAGATACTAACCACTCAACAGCATTTTGTATTACAAGTTTTATGTTCTCTTGCGACCAATAATAACGAAGGGCAAGTTCGCTTGCTTGTGCTTTAATAATGTCGTCATAGTTGGGAGATGCTGGAAGAACTGCGACACTTGGATAAGAGGTTGCTAAACGAGAAACAACAGACCTCCAAAGGTTTAGAATAAGATTAATAACAACTCTGTTTCTACCTCTCTGTGATTTTGATTGGGTAAAACGAGTTAGGTTGCGGTCATAGACAAGGTATTGTCTGCCCTCTAAATAATAGAGGCACAGGTCAAACATAGTCATAACTGATGACTTATCAACCTTGCTTTCGCTTATCTTATTAGCAAAATCAGCAGGGTAATCTTCATCAGCACCATTTAGTCCTATTTGATTATCAAGGACTTTTTTATTCATTAAACTATTAAATGATGCCATAGAGTTGTTCCTTATTTTTTAAGCATTTTGACTAAACTTTTTAACACCTGAAAGTGGGTCTCTTTGACCTTGTGGAGACATAGTTGGTGAATTACCAGCATCTCCTTTTGCTGTGCTACTACTACCCATTTTTGCGGCACTACCAATAGCACTTGTTAATTGAGCGGTTTGTCCTAATGCTTTACCCGCACTTGGTTGTTTTTTCATTGCTTCACCAGCAAGACCACCTGCGGCACCACCAATAGCGGAACCTGCGGCAAAACCCGCTGCGGCACCAGCACCAGCAGTAGGAATACCAGCGATTAGTGCTCCAATAATACCACCAAGTAGAGAACCACCACCAGTCATAGTTGCCTGTGTTTCTTCTCCCTCTGCGGTTTGCTTTTGTGCGAGCATTTGTTCCGCTGCTTTTTTCTTTGCTTGTGCTTTCTCAAAGTCGCTCATTTGACCTTGTTGTTCTACACCAAAACTTTTTACCTCGTTCATTATTTTTTACTCCTTCTGTATTGTTCTATTTCTGCCCATTCTTTACTATCAACTTGTCTTGCTTTACCACCTTTTAGGACAGACATAACCCTTGCTCTTGCCCATCCGTGTTGTGATGCCCCTGCTCTATGACCTGAACTCGCCCAAGCGGCAAGACCTTTATTGTAGATTTTACGAAGAGCAGAAAGAGGAGCATTGTATTTTTCTGCTATGTCCTCTAATGAACCAGCACCTTTACCTTCATTGTATTTACTTTCTTTTTTAGCAGGTTTTTCATCACCTGGAAGGTCATTATCAAATGCTCTCTTATCCCCTTTTTTGTATTGTTCGGTTTTAATTTGTTGTGCTGCCTCTCTGCGAGCGGCAGTTTTAGCATCTAAACCTTTGGTGTATTTGGGGTTCATTGTTGTTCCCCCTCGTATGTTCCGCCCCTCTGTTTGTATTTAGTATCTAACCAAGTCAAAGAAGCGGTGGAAGGGTGGTCTGGAAACTTTTTCTTTGCTTGGTATTCCAAGCGAGAATAAAGACGGGTATTTACAGGTTGCTTACCAGAATGCATAAGCGACTTTGCTGCTTCCTGTCTTGCTGTTAATGCTTCATGTAAAGACCCCGCCATAATTATTTACCTTTCTTTGTTGGTTGTGCTGGTTTGCTTGGTTTCATTGGTTTGTATGGTTTATTCATTTTTTACCTCCTTTTTGTTTAGAAATTTCTATTGCGGCAAGTTGCTTTAATGCCTTTTCTCTACTATCGTGTTCGCCCAATACCTCTTTGCCCTCACTATCAAGGACTTGGTATTTATTTCCCTTTTTTCTTATCATCTTTTTTGTTCTCCGCTGCTCCGTAATTACCAGCAATAAAGTTGAGTATTGCTGAAATAATACCCTCGCCCTTTGCCAATGAAGGTGATAATGCGATAAAATGGGGCAGTAGAGCAATTGCTAATGTTATGAAGTCGTATTTGTGATTGCTGAACCATTCCATAATACCCTCCTGTTATTTACAACCTTTTCCGCCCTTACCTTTTCCGTTTTTGCCTTTCATCATAATAAACTCCTGTTAGTTGGCATTAATGCCGAGAATAGTTAGTGCTGAACCTGATGGTAAATTATTACCAGCATTATCGTCTAATAGTTCTACTGCTACTTTTGTTGGACCTCTAAATGCGGTGAATGCCGCAGTTGCTTCTTGTATTCCAGTTCCAGTGCTTTCTGTAATACTATTGGTTTGTTGTAAGGTCCAACCAACATAATCCCACCATACCCACAATCTCCAACGAGCAGTAATAGGACCACCTGTGAGGTTTTTTAGCATTATGTGGAAAACCATACCGCTATTTCTTTCTGCTGTTGGAATGTCGCTCTCAACAAAGAAACCATCCTCAAATCTTTTAGGTAGTCCTTGTCCCGCTGTTGTTGCCTCTAATAGCAATGCTGTTTGAGAACGAACCCCTTGTGTTTGGAAAATGTTTTGTGTAGTATCAGTAGAAACATCGTCTTCTACCCATAGTTCATTACTATTTAATTTTCTAACAAGAACACTTGTGGTGGTTGGTTTTGTTATGGAATACTGGTTTGCCCCATAAGAAGCGGCAAGGTCAGTAGCAAGTTGGATTTGTAATGCTGTTGCTGTATCTGCTGCTGTATCGCCAAGAGTGGGATTAATAACAACATCAATACCTTCTAAACGAACACCAATAAAAGAACCAGCACCAGTAGCAGTTCCGCTAATGTTAAATGTAGCAGTATTTCTTAATGAAATAATGGATGTTTTTAGTGGTTTGATTACATTTACTTTAAACTTTCTTCTTTCTAACTCAATAGAAGAGAGAAAACCTAATTCATTTTCCGTCATTTTATTTACTCCTTTGA